CATTGGGCCTCCTTGCTGTATTCCCTCGTCAGGGGTAGCAAACTGATCGTCTTGAACTTCTTCTTGGATGGCCCCACCTTGCTGTTGGCCTCCCATTTGAGCAGCTTGTTGTGCTGCTTGGATTTGTTCAGTTAAAAATGCACCATGCTGTTGCAGGTGTTGATCATACAGTTGATCTATCGTTGGATTTTGTTTTGTCATTTCTATATATTCTGGAGCTTTACGTCTTCGGTTATGTATTTTAACGTGCAATTCATGGTCTTGATATCGTTTCGCAATAGGCATAATTCCAGAAATTATTTCCCTGTTTTCAGTTTCTGCCTGTGCTTCATCAAGTGCTTGTTCAGAAAATACATCTTGTGTTTGTCCAAATTCCAATAACTCCATGACAGTACGCCAATCGGTTCTACCAGTTTCTGGATTAATAAATGCACCTCTTTGTTCCATATCTAATATTTCTGCTTTTTTTGCAACCAAACTAAATGGAACATTGGAGCCTGCTGCAATAACTTGCGTATTTCCTCGCAACATATCTCCAGTGAAATTATCTACAACATCAACCTCATTATTTTTTCCTATAATTTGAATTTTTTGTGGAACTACCATTCTTTCTGAAGCTATCAACAATGCCAAGTTTGCTACTTCTGCATCATTTTCTCTAACGTCAATTCCTGTAGTTCCTATTTGTGTGTTGTCTGACTCTTGCAACAACTGAATTGCTACACCACTTCTTGCACCTGCTGGTAATGCACCTCTTGATACTTCCCTTACACCAGACTGTTCCATCATATTTTCTTTATGTTTTTCTAACACGCTAAACAAAGTTGGTGTAGGGGGGTGTATATTAATCATATGAGGCATTTGTCCAGCAATAGGTATTGCTTCGACTACTTCATCGGCAGAGGAGTCTAGGTTTGATTCTTTGAGATGTGCTCCTCTTGGAACAACCCATTTTCCTTTAAACAACGAATGGTGTTCTAATATAATAGATAATGCTTTATTGTACGCTTTTTGATCTGGTATTTGATCTTCAATAGAACTTCTTCCCCATAATCGAAAAGGAACGTCTATTTCTCTGTAATGAGTTATAGGGATAGGATTATCTCCATCTCTATTTTTGGGAGTGGGATTGTCTCCCATAAATAACATTACATTATTAGCACAAATAATAAGTCTTCCGTCAGGAAATTCTGGTGTTGACTTTTGCCAATATCTTTTTACTACTGCTCCTTTTTCGGATGGTTCTCCACTTGCTCCCTGTGGATTTATTTGTGATGTTGTGGGAGATACTAGTCCATCTAAAAACTTTTCAAACGTAGATGCTGTATCTCTAAACTCTGGTGTTACATATTTTCCTTTGTCTGGAAACTGTCTTCGTATTTCTTCCAAAGACAACCATTCTCCGACAATAATTGAATCACAATCCTTCAATTCTGTTCCACTTCCTATTGGAACAACAGAAAATGGAGATAAAGCTTTCATGGAAATTTTTCCAGTTCTAAATTGTTCAACGCCAATTACATTGGTTCTCATTTCCATTTCTGGATTACCAAACTGGTCAAAAACTTCATTTCCTTCTTCGTCTACTCTTATTTGTTCCACTTCTTCTTCTTGAACTTGAGATAACATTTGACCTGCATTTGGGTTCCACTCCACAGATAAAAAACCATTTCCACAAGATAAGACCCAACCAAGTAGCCTTCTCTTTAAGGACCTCCACCGAACATCATTTTTTATATGAAACCATACTTTTTGGGCTAATCGTGCAGCATCTACATCTTCTTGTTCATTGGAATTAGGTAAAACGCTAACTAATGTATCAAAACCAGAAAGTTTAGATAAATTTATTCTATACGCTGACATAAGGAGATTTGATGTCATGCGAACTTGCCTTCTCCTAGAAGGAGGTAGCCATAGCCTATTTCTTGATGGATGCCATACTAAATGTTGGAATCCAAGTAAATAAGCTGTATTTAAAAACCATTGTCGGTGATAAGGCTGTAAACGATTCATTCCTTTTTCCCATTCTTCCTGCACCATCGACATCGCACCAGTTTCTGTTTTGGTGTGGTCTATTTCATCTTGCAACTCTCTAGGAGTAGTTGGATCAAGCGTGATTTTATCCTCTGCCATCTACATCACCTTTATTTGTACTGTAATCAGACATAAAGTTTGGAGGTAAATCCTCTCCCAATGCCTGTAAATAAATAGAAGTTTCGTTTTCCGAAGTAGTCCAATTATCGGTATTAATTTCGTTTGAGTTTACTGGATTTTGTGTAGCAGAATATTCTCCATAATCCCTAGACATAATCCTATCTAATAATTCTTTTTGTATATTAAAATGACTTTTCTTGTCTTTTTCCCTCTCTCTTTCTTTTAAAATAAGAAGACAAAGACAAACAAAGCTAAATGAAACAGACAATATAAGTTCTATCAAGTTAATCCTCCTAGATAAGGATCATATACTTCTTCCTCATCTCGATATTTCTTTGGATACTTTACTTTCTGTTCCTTAGTCATACTATCCCATATTTCTGCACCATCTGGTCCAGCAGGGTGTGTCTGTATTAAATATTTTATGGCATCAAACGCATGGTTATCTTTCTGTACGATACGTTCAGGTTCATTCTTTTTCATAACCTGAGACTGATTTAACTCATCATGCCTTAAATGGTTTAGTTCCCACCATAGTTTAGGACAGGCATGAGTAATAACTACTTTGGGGTCTTCTAAATTCTGCCATGCTTTATACAATGCTTGAGCAAAAGCGACATCATCACCAGCACGACCAGAAACTAAAGGCCAACCAAACTCAGTAAACATATCACCAAGCGTTTTTATTTGTTCTCTATCACCTTTTCCAACACCACCTCCCCACTGTAACATTGTTCTCATAGAAGGATCGTGTGCTATAAACACTAAATCTTCCCAGTCTGGATGTGCTTGGATAGCAGTGTTAATTTCTTGTGGTTTCTGTTTCGCCCTATAATATTCCCAGTAGAATATAATCGTTCCATTAGGAGATATCGTTGCTAACTCAAATGCACTGGGATTAGAACCACCCCAATCAAATCCAGCATATCGAGGCCACCATGAAGGAATAATTCCATCTTTGACTACATGATTTATTGGTTTATAAATATACTCAGCCCAACGAGATAGTTCAGGAAATACAGGTTTACCACTCGCAGCGTATGGGTCCATCTCAAACTCCTTACGCCAAGCCCAATCAGGCATACCTTTCTTTTCTTTCGCTATCCATTCCTGTTTTGCTTTCTCTGGATCAGCCGAATAATGTACTCTGGCTATAGTGAAACCATTTTTATTCTTGGCTACTGTTAGACCTTGATTTTGTTGTGGCATATCGTTTTCTTTGTGTTGGCAGTTTAGGCGTAGTTCTTATTGGTTCCTTTGGTTCCATTGGTTTTGCTTCTACAACTATTGGTTCTTCTTTAATTACTTTTGGTGATGGTGATAATTGATCTAAATCTATAGAAAATATTAATCCTTTGCTATTTACCAATAACCATTTTCCATTGTGTTCCGTTGCAGCAACAATACCATTAGCCCCATTCCAATCGGAAAGACTTCCACCTTCCACTGTTAATTTAATAACTGTTGAATCCACTGTAATCATGCGACATCCTCTACTAAATCCCAAAAGAATCCTGCGTTTGCTGAACTGATACCTATGAACTGTCCCCCACCTGTGATAGCTGGTTTGGCAGCCATATACGCATTAGCAGCTTCTTCTTGAAAGCCCATCTCATCAGAGATAATAACCGAGGCAGCTCTGGAACGAATCACGTCTGCTCCCTGTTTAATTGCTTTCACTATAGAACCATTGTTCCATAGAAGGTTTCCTTGAGAAGGTTTTGGGCGATCAAATATATATTCTGGCAAATGCCAACATACGAAAGAACATCTCGCTACCTGTGGGTCATCTCTATCAAACACCATCGCAGCAGCATCATCAAAGTTCTTGGATTGCCAGAGTATTAATTGATTTGGTCTTGTATATGCTCTCCATACACAATACGCAACAGCTAACCAACTAATAGTCATCTGTCTACTTTTTGGAATCAGTAACAACTTTTCATGTTGGAATAGATGTGCCAAATCCTTGATATACTTCTTTCGAGGAAATAACTTAACTTTTCCTTCGTCTTTCTCGTCTTTCGTCTTCACCATCGCTAGAAAGTTTAGGAACGCATTGTCATTTATCTTTGGATCAATAGATTTCAATGCTGAATCTCTAGCGGCAGAAAGTTTTACCTTCGTTGCTTCAGTAACTGTAGTGATAGCCACTAACTATTCTTCTTCCCATTCAGCGTTATCTTGTGCATCACGCAATATTTGATCTGCTTCGTCTAATATTTTTTGTTTCTCACTTTCACTTTTTCCCTCAAACATACTTTGGAAAACGTGTTCGTGCTGTTCTGGAGAGAAATCCCCTTTAATCTTTAATATTTTATTAATGGCATCTAACCTAGAAGGCCAATCTTCAACGTGTTCAACAGTCATTCCTGCACCAGAACCAAATTTCATAGGCCTAGTTGCATCTAATGCTTGGTCTAAACGCATATATGCCCTGTGCATACGTTCCGATATACCTTGTTTGGAAAAGAATTTCTCTAGGTAAGTTTTAATGCGAGGTTTTCCAAGTATATTCTTGGAAGCATTTCTGGAATAAGAATCAGAATATCCAGCTTTCTTAGCAGCGTCTGTGGCATTTCCACCATTTTCGAGATAATTCTCGACAAATCGTTGTTCTCTTGGCTCTAATCCAGTCTTTTTATTTAATTTTGCCACATTTTACCCCAATTTTTGTTAAACTTTCGGCATCGAACTCCTATTATACCACAAAAATGAAAATAATGCAAGAAATATAAATAATGAAATGCGACTATTTTGGTCGTTCTTTACTTTCTTGGTACAGAATAAGGGTAATTAAGGCATAATTAGCTAAGTCAAGGAGGGTATCTTCTATCTTTTCATCTTTCACTTTCAGTTTCTCTGCTTTCATAAATTGCATTATGCGACTAAATTTGTCGGATAAGCGTACTAAACAGCCTTTCCAAGCTGGAATACCTCCCAACTCACATATTCTGAAGTTAGCGAAGACATCTTTCTTGTTAGCGTAGTCGTGTCTTTTCTCTCTGTTGATCCTTTTCATCTCGTCAAGAAGTGTATCGAACCTATCTTCCATAGTATTCCCATACTCTTTTCAATCCAGCATCAATAGATATCTTCGGTTCCCACTCTAAAATACGTTTCGCCTTTGATATATCGGCATTGGTACAGTCTATATCGGAAGAATGTCTAGGTTCGGAACGTATAATTGCTTTCTTTCCTATAATTTCTTCCAGCTTTGTAATAATTTCCTTGACACTGACAGGTTCATCTCTACCTAAATTAAATATTTCGCAGCCAACAGGGATTAATGCTTTCTGTATTCCTTCACATATGTCCTGTACATGGGTATAATCTCTGGATTGCGATCCATCTCCGTACATTATAAGCTCTTTGTTGTTACTGATACACTCAATAAACTTGCTTACACTCATATCAGGTCTTCCTTTTTCACCATAGACAGTGAAAAACCGCAGTATAGAGATATCAATTTTATGAAATCGATGGTAGGTAGAACAAACATCTTCTGCCATCTTCTTTGATTCGGCATATACTGACAACATATTGCCTATCTGGTCGTGTTCCATGAAAGGAATCATCTTTGCACCGCTATATATACTCGAAGTGGAGGCTAATACCAATTTAGGGATCGAAAATTTTCGGCAAAATTCTAAACAATTCACCGTAGACATCACATTATTCTGTATATACCTTGCTGGTTCCTCGTTGGAACGCCTCACTCCTGCACTTCCTGCCAAATGAATGACTGCATCTATCTTCAATTTCTCGTTCAACTCACCAAGTTTGTCTATGGAACTGGTTTCCGACAAATCCAACCCCATAAACATAAAATCTCTGGGATTTTTATTACTGTTATCTATGTATTTGACAGCGTTGTTCAGAAAGTGAAGACGTTCCTGTTTGAGAGAGAAATCCGAATCCGTGGACATGGAGTCAATTCCAATAATTCTATGGTTTTCCTTTAGCATTTTATTTACAAAGTGTGAACCGATGAAACCAAATGCCCCTGTAACTAGATAATTACTCATTTTGCGTCTATCTCCGAATTAGTAAACCCTGTAGGAAAGCGGAATCCTTCTATCGTAGGTCTCATTATTGCCAATATATTGCAAGAGGGAGCATTACTTGGAGTTTTGCCATCTAGTTCAAACTGTATTCTTCCCACTACCCTCACCATTTCTGCGTGTCTGACTATCAATTCGTGCCACTTGGCCCATCTACCCCAAGGTAATAACATCACTACAGTGCAACCTCTCTTTGATTCCTCTATGGATTTCAATACCCAAGAAATTAATTTATGGTAGGGAGGGTTACACCAAATATGCTTAGTATATATTTCTCTATCAGACAGGTATTTAGACCAGTTGATCGATAAAGCGTTCTCTTTCTCTGTCAGGTACAGATCACATTTTGCATTATTCTCATCTGAAGCCACGTCTAAATCAAACTTACCAAACGCTACCGAACACCTCTTGAAGAATATATCTGGCGTTATCCATTCTTTACTCGTCATCATCTAATCCATGTAGTTGTTCTACCATATCCACAATTCCTGCATAACAAGTAGGGCAGAACGCTACTGATAAAACTCCTATATATCCGTCTATACCGCCCTCTCCAATAATGTCAAAGGGGCCATCGCAAACTGTAC